CCGCGCGCTACACCAAGGCCCTGGCTCGCTCCATGGCTCAGACCAAGCAGATCAAAGCTGCTGCGGTCCTAAACGGCGCGTTTGACACCTCAATTGGCGGTGACGGCAAGCCTCTTTGTGCTCTGGACCACCCGACCCTGAGCGGCCCAGACCTGAAGAACGAGCTGACCACCCCGGCTGACCTGTCCGAAACGTCGCTGGAGCAGGCGCTGATTGACATTGCGGCGTTTACGGATGAGCGTGGGCTGAAGATCGCGGTTCAGGGTCTGAAGCTGATCATCCCCAAGGAGCTGATGTTTACTGCGGACCGCATCACGAAGTCCACGCTTCGTGTTGGCACCGCAGACAATGACATCAATGCCCTTCGGAACATGGGAATGGTGCCGCAGGGCTACACTGTGAACCACTTCCTGACCGATCCTGATGCATACTTTATCAAGACGGATGCGCCAAACGGCATGAAGATGTTCCAGCGGGTAGCCATCCGCACTGGTTTCGAGGGTGACTTCGACACTGGTAACGTGCGCTACAAGGCCCGTGAGCGCTATGTCTTCGGATTTAGCGACCCGCGCGGCATTTTCGGCTCGCCCGGCGCTGCCTAAGCTGCAAAACACCTCGCGTGTTGGAGCCCCCGAAAGGGGGCTTTTTCTTTTCATAGACTTCCTGTATATTGGCTTTAACCCGGGGTCATCTCCGGCGCGACTGACAGTCCCGGCTGACGACATGCAGACAAGCGCGCCGTAACTCGCATGTGAGGATTAAAATGGGTGCTTCTACCTTCTCGGGCCCGCTTAAAGCTGGCTCCATTTCTCAAACTACCGGCACCACTGTCGGCACCGACGTTGCTAACGTCGGTTTTGTCGTGATGGCTCAGTCGGCCGTCATCGACATCATTGGCGCAAGCGCTGCTGATCAAGTCGTGGCCACCCTCCCGGCGGGCTCGCAGATTATTGACGTTATCCTGAACGTCACCACGGTCAACAACGACACGGGCACGGCTACGGTGGTTGTTGGTACTTCCGGCGATGCAGACGCCTTCATTCCCAGCACTTCGGTAAAGTCGCTTGGCACGACGCGCGGCACTTTGGACACCGAGGCTACAAATGTCGGCACCTCTGACATTCAAGTGCTGGTTGACTTCACTGCTCAAAACGGTAATGGTTCCACGGGCGCTGCCACTGTCACGGTGCTGTACCTGCAAGCCCGCGACCTCGTTTGATCGGAGGTTGTCATGAGCTTCAGCAACATTCAAGCGGTTCAAAAGACGACCTCTGCGCAGGGCGTCAATGGCCGCGTTCGTTTGCTGGGGGTCTACTTTACGCACACGGCAACGCCTGCCACTTTGCTGCTAAAAACCGGCGGCAGTGGCGGCACTACCAAGCTGGCGTTGACGACCCCCGCATTAGCGGGTTCGCAGGACTTGGTCATTCCAAACATGGGCATTTTGTTTGATGACGGCATCTACATTGCGGTGAGTTCGGCCGAGATCACTAGCGTGACGCTGTTGTTTGAGGGCGGGGCGGCTGCGTGACGACTACCAAAAAGGGCATGGGCATCAAAACTTCGGTTAAGAGCGGAAACTTCCGCGCGACCAAGTCTGGCGCAGGCATGACCCAAAAAGGTGTGCAGGCATATCGCCGTGCTAACCCAGGTAGCAGGTTACAAACCGCAGTCACGGAGAAAGCCCCGAGTGCGGACCGCGCAAAGCGTCGCGCTTCGTATTGCGCTCGATCAGAAGGGCAGATGAAGATGTTTCCCGAAGCAGCTAAGAACCCCAATAGCCGCCTTCGTCAGGCTCGCAAGAGGTGGAGGTGTTGACCCGTGGAAATAATGATTTGGAACGTGGTCTTGACCGCGATTGTGGGTGTAATGGGGGTCTTGTTGAGGAACAGATTTGATGAACTAAGCAGGCTTAGTATCCTTTTAAACAGGACCCGTGAAGAGGTTGCACGAGAGCACGTAACTCGTAAAGAGGTAGATGACCGATTTGACAAGTTTGTCAACCATGTCGATCAACGCTTTAACAGGATTGAGGTGAAGTTAGACGAGCTACGAAAGGAAGGGTAGATCGATGAAGGGCAAGATGAAAATGGTGAAGAAAGGCGGGAAAAGTGTTCCCGCCTTTGCGGCTGATGGGATAGGGAAAATGAAGAAGGGGGGCATGGCCATGAAGTCCTCTACGGACAAGATGGGCCGTGCTGTGAAACGTAAGTCGGCCGACGTTAAAGGCCGTGCTATGAAAAAAGGAGCTTGATCATGGCTGGAAGAGGAATGGGGGCTGCTACGCGCGGCGGTGGCGCTGTGATGGGTGGCGCTGCACAAAAGACAATGTCCGAGCCTAGTAAAGGCACTGGTGTGCCGATGATGGCCAAGGGGGGCATGGCTAACAGGGGCAACGTCAATGAGCACAAGCGCATGGCCATGGGCAAGCCCATCAAAAAAATGGGCGGTGGCATGATGTCCAAGGGTTACGCCGCTGGCGGCATGATGTCCAAGGGTTACGCTGCTGGCGGTGCTGTCAAGAAAATGGCCAAACGTGCTAAATAGTGGCCTATCTTATCAGTAACATACCGTACTTTAAGTGCTGGGTTCGGCGTGAGTTTACCCATATGCACGAGAAGTACCAAGGCGAGTATTTGCACGCAAACGTCATTGCGGTAAATACGATGCCAGATCGTTGTTTAAGTTTTCAGGTTGTGTTTACGGGGTGTGAAAGTCACGTAGATGGCTCTGAGAACGTGCATGGGGGAGCCATGTGGGCGCGCATGCCGATCACCGCTTTGGTGGGGGACATCCCGCTGGGGGACTGGCCGGAGCGAATGCCTACTCATTTGGCGCAGCCTTGGGATTGCCCGTCGCATCATCACACTGTGATCAAGTTTGCGCGGACAAGCCCTAGCCCTTGGTTATGTAAGATTGATGGCAAGTTTCAGACCGGCCGTTATTTATTCACCGTGGATTACACAGAGAGCGAAGTGGCTGATTGCCCTGCGCAGCACAAGCAAAGTCATGTTTTGATTCTGACCGATGCAGGTAAGTGGACAGGTAATATTGTAGCGTTGCCAAACAATCGAGTTAGGGTCACAAGCCCAGCGTTTTGGCAAACAGGCGAGGGTGCGCCCGACTTTAGGCCAAGTCAGTGGATTCATTGTGCGGAGCAAGATGATTCGTACATGGACACGCAAACAACCTTTAATAACCTGTACAACCAATGAGCACGTCCGGTACCACGACCTTTGATCTGTCGATTGACGACTTAGTTGAGGAAGCGTTTGAGCGCTGTGGGATGCGGCCGCAAAGCGGCTACCAGCTGAACACTGCGCGACGCTCCCTTAACCTGTTGTTTTTGGACTGGGCAAATCGTGGTCTGAACTTGTGGACCATTGAGCAAGCGACGTACACGTTGACGCAGGGCGTCAACGAGATCTCCCTGGCAACCGACACTGTCAACGTGCTGGAGGCGATCATTCGCCAGAACTCTCAAGGCATCAACAGCGATGTCTACATTGAGAGGATCAGCCGGGAAGATTGGTTGAACGTGCCGGACAAGACCTCGCAGGCGCGCCCTGCGCAGTTTTACGTGGAGCGCACCAACACGCCCAAGGTGTTCTTCTATCCCGCAGCGGATCAAACGTACACCTTCGTCTACTATCGCATCCGTCGCATCCAGGATGCCGGGGCGTACACCAACACGGCGGACGTGAACTTCCGATTCTTGCCGTGCTTGGCCTCTGGGTTGGCATACTACCTGTCGCTCAAGTTCGCGCCGGAGCGGTCGCAGGCGTTGAAGGCGATTTACGAAGAAGACTTTAACCGCGCGGCGATGGAAGACCGGGACACGGCCAGCGTGCAGTTTGTCCCGGATCTAGGGGTGTAGCATGGCCTACGCTTCTGGGAAGTTCGCGCTTGCGCTGTGTGACTTCTGCGGCCAGCGGTATCCGTACAATGTGCTTCGTAAGAACTGGGAAGGCTACATGGTCTGCCCAGACGACTATGAGCCAAAGGAGCCGCAGCTTGAGCCTTTGCGATACCGTGGAGATGCAATTGCGTTGCGTAATCCTCGCCCGGATCGCATAGAGCCTGTGTCCGTGTTCGTTGGTGCGCCAGGGTTTTCTGCCTTCCAGAGCTTTGGAAGCGCGCGAAACACGAACGATATGCGTCCGTACATCGTCGGGCAGGCTCTGATTGCGTTAGGATCCGTGGGATCTGTCACGGTGAGCACATCATGACCTACGACGAGCTGGTCACCAACATCCGCAACTACACTGAGGTGGGGAGCAACGTCTTCACCAACTCGGTGATCAACACGTTCATCACCATGGCGGAGAACCAGATCCTTCGCCAAATTGATTTGGACGTGTTCAAGCTTGAGGTCAGTGGTAATTTGACCTCTAACAACAAGTTTCTGGCTGCCCCAAGCGATATTTTGACGCATCGATACCTGATGATTACCTCGGGTAGCGAGCAGGTGTTTTTGGACTTTCGTGACACGTCCTTTATGAAGGAATATTGGCCGAATGGGGCCACCACGGGGGTGCCAAAGTACTATTCGGTGTGGGATCAGAACACATTTTACGTCGCACCTACTCCGAATGCATCGTTTACGGCGGAACTTGGGTACATCTACCGGCCAGAACAGCTGTCTTCGACGAATCCAACGACCTGGATCAGCACAAATGCCCCGGAAGCGTTGCTGTATGCTTGCCTGATTCAAGCGTACAGTTACACCAAGGGCCCGGATAGCATGCTCAGTTACTTCCGCAACTCCTATCAAGAGGCGTTGCAGGGCTTGGGTAACGAGCAGCAGGGCCGTCGTCGTCGTGATGAGTACCGGGATGGCATGTTGCGTGTCCCGCTTAAATCGGAGTCGCCCGGGCCATGATCAGTTTTCAGACACCAGCGCTTCTTGGCGGAATCACCGTCATGACCACGGAAAATCGTGGGTGGTCAGTGGAAGAAATCGCCAAGCGCGCGGCAGACAAGATCATTTACGTGGGAGATCAGTCTCATCCGGCCGTCCAGGCGCAGGCGCGCGCGTTCAAGGACCGGGTTGAGGCGGTGGTAGCGGCATACCTGCGTGAAGCGGTGGAGCAGGAACGATCAACGATTGCGAACAAGCTGCGTGGAGCGGGGCATCCGGAGCTGGTTCATCTGTTAGGAGAGTAGCGATGGCGTTCTCTGGAAATTTCATGTGCACGAGCTTTAAGGTTGAGCTGATGAAGGCTGTGCATAACTTCACGACGAGCACAGGCAACACGTTTAAGCTTGCGCTGTACGACAACAGCGCGTCGTTTACGGCAGCAACCACGGCCTACACCGCCTCAAACGAGGTGGCCAACTCTGGCACGTACTCGGCTGGGACCGGGAC